GGCCACCTGGGCCTTGCACGCCTCTTCGATGGTCATGAGGGTGTGCTTCTGGCATTCTTCCCAGACGAACCTGGCATTTCCTTCGCCAATGACTTTTTGTTCTGCCGTGGTCAATTGTTCCCACCATTCTGTAAAGGTCATGGCTTCCCTCCAAACAGCCCCGTGATCCGTGACCAGGCCAGCTTGCGCAGGGACACGTTGGCCAGCTTGGTTTGCAGGGTAATGACCGTGGCGCGCAGCTCGAGGTTGCTGTTCACCAGGGTGTCCAGCTCTTCTTCTGCGTTCTTGGTTGCGCGGTCCACGCCTTCGGCAAAACCCCGCTCGTAGGCGTCCTTGGCCACTTCTTTAAAGGTGCGGCGAGGGCGTGTGGTTTTAGTGGTCGTGTTCATACTGCTTCTCCATGTGGTTAAAAATTTCACGGTCGAGTCGATCGTGATCGTTCGCGGTCATCTTACGTTCAAGCCACGGTGCTGGCCGGCCTTTGCGGTCGAGGATTTCCCATTCCCCTTCACCACCCTCTTCAGGGTAGCAGCGCTCTGGTGGCCCGGAGCGCTGCGCGGGGATGTAGACCTCCCAGTACTTCACGCGGATGATGCAGGGGATGCCGCAGACGCGGGATTCAAACTCTGTCATGTCTTCCCCTTGATTTGATAGTCATGGAACACGGCACCCTTGGCCTTGTCCCCAACTGCGCAGTTCTTCACCCACACCTGCTTTCCAGACTTAAGCGTGCGCCAGTGCCCACGGCGCTCGTGCCAGCGGGGGCTCGCGTGCGTGCCACCTTGGTCCTCGGGCCGTGGTCTGCGAGGCTCAATCACCACCGTGGTCCAGTCGTATGTCGGCACCTTACTCTGGCGGATTTTTTTCTCCCAGTTAGCGCGCTTGATGGGCATGTAGCCAGTGGCGGGCTGCGTGTCTATGGACTCCAGGAACCTGGCAATAAAGGCCAGTGCCCCTGTTGCAGAGCCGGTACGATAATCAAGAATCGAGCCGTCCAGGTTCCGACACAAGACCCCTTCCTTCTCCACGACATAGGTGAAGGGCGTGGTGGGCTTATAGGATTTTTTGTCCAGCTGCCAACCAACCACTGCGGTAACTTTTCCCACGCGGTTAGTCAGCAAGAGCACTTTTTTGTCCTCGTAGGCGCACACCAGCGCTGTGAATGGAAAAGGCAGCGGTTTCTCCAGGATGTCGCCGTCGATGACCTGCTCCGGCGTGTATACCGACGTCATGTCAAACCACTGGTAGTTGAGGGCTTCCTCAGGCTCAAGGCCCACCATCTCTTGAATCAACGGGCTCACAGCACCACCCCCTTCGCATCCTGCACAAACACCCGCATGCGCTCGACGATGGCGTCGTGCTGCTTGAGCTTGAACATCACGTACAGGTCCTCGATGATTTGCCCGCTGGCAATGATGCCGCGCTCTTTGCACAGCTCAATCAAGTCGTCGTTGGTCAGGTCGCTCTCGCTGATGTCGACATCGACGTCAAGGCTCAGCGTCGTGGAGTAAAGGTAGCGGCTCATAGCGGCATGTCCCCGTGCCATGGTTCGTCGTCCATGCGCTTTAGGTTGAAGATGAAGCGGTACTGCGGATGCACCTTGACGAACAGGCGCGCGTAGAACGCAATGTGGTTGTTGCAAATCTTGAAGTCCTGGCCGGTGGTCTTCATTGCCACTTCCCAGCGGATGCGGTTGATGATGAGCCAGTGGCTGATCTTCCTGTGGCCGTGGTTGATGGCCTCCAGCGTGAAGCGCTCAAAGTATTCCCACACGGCCGGGTTGGCCGCGTTGAAGGTGTTGAACTCCCGCTGGCGCAGGTGGAACGGGGTGTTCATGCTCACAGCGGTGCTTCCTCTGCGTCAGATGGATAGACCGGCCCGCTCGGGGCCCGTGGTCCGTGATACGGGGGCAGTGGAAAGGGAGGGAATGGCCAGGTCATGCTGCCACCTCTTCCTTGGCCAGGATGGACTGCAGGCCTGCCAGCATCTGCTGGGCTTCCTTGCGTGTCAGGGGTGTGTGGATGCTTGCGCGGTCATCGCGCAGGGAGAACCAAACCCCACCGTTGTCCCACTCGTCAATGTGGATGCGGTAATCGGTCTCTGTGTACACGGTGACCATGATGTCTTTGTCGCTCATGCTATTTCTCTCTTTCTATGTTGTCAGAATTTTAAAACGCGCCGAACCAAACGCCCGTGCCGTGCACGCAGCCGATGGGGAAGAATATCGCGCCGGCCAGCAGGAACAGCCACTGGGCAGATGCGATGCAGGTGATCACGTGCGTGAGCCATGCCAGGCCCACCCAGACGATCAGGAGAAGAGGGAGAAGCTCGCTCATAGGTCAACTCCTTGGTAGAGCATTTCAATGCGGTTGACTTGAACAGACAGCATGCTGTTGAACGCGGAGAGTTGGTTGGCCAAGGCGCAGCCTCCTCCGTCTGATGTACGCAAGCCTGACGCTGTCTCTGGAATAGGGAGGCAGGCAGCCGCCAGGCGGTTGTCCAGCGCGTCAATCACGCTTGCCAGGATGTGAAGGTTCTTCTCCAGCTGCTGCACCTCACGGGTCACGTTCCCTTGCTGGCGTTGTTCAACTGACGCCCCAAGGATTGCTTTTGGGTGGAATTTCTCTTGCTGCTGCGCAGGGTTGTAGGCGTAGCCTTCCTCAATCCGGCCCCTGGGGTCGTAGCCCCTTGCCAATTGGTCATGGTTCATCGTGCATTCCCCTGCAAGCGGTCCGCGACCAGTGTGGCGTAACCCGCGATGTCGACCCAGCTGTCCACCTTGTCGGGGTTGCCGTTGACGATGCGCGCCATCTTGTGGACGATCATCTCCAGGGCTTCCCACTGGTCGTCGGCAAAGGTCTTGTCGTGCTTGGCTGCGTGGTCCGCGAGCAGTCGTTTGATGCCCTGCATCAGTGCAGCGCCGTCCTTGAACTTGCCGTAGTCCTGGGCCCGCTCGTCGAGGGTCTCGTCCACGTCAGCTGCTTCGGCTTCCGGTTCGCGCTCGTCGTCGTACTTAAAGACGCCCTGCTTCAGGCCTTCTTTGACATACTCATCCAGCGGCACACCCATTGCTCGTGCAATCCCTATCTGGCTAGGGGACACGGTCACCTTGCGGCTAAGCCCAGGCATCGGCACCATCTCTGGCGGCTGGAATGCCTCATCCAACACTTGATTGCGCATCTTGTACGTCATGGGCTTGGAGGCCTCGAACTTGGCGGCCACCTTGGCCACTTCAGCATCGGGGTGCTTGCGAAAATACTCTCTAATTTTGTCTGACTTGGTCATGTTTCTTCCTTCATGGTTTGAACAATTGCACGTGCCTTGCCTTGGGCAATTACCTTGTAGACAAAGGCGTGCGCCTTCTCGATGTCGTGAACAGTGGCGTTCGCCAGCTGCTCCTCATGCAGGTCCATCACCACCTTGAGCAGTTCCCACTCTTTGGCGGTCATGATGAACCTCATGCCTCTTGCGACGCCTCTGCGGGACAACTCCAGCAGTGCGTCCTGTCCCTGTCTGATCTCGTCCATCCAGTCGCGGCCCATGCCGCTCAAGGCCAGGGCCTCAGTGATATTGAACGCGCCAATCAGCATGTCGATGTCTTCCTTGACAGCCAGGCCCTTGCGGACCTGTTCCAAGGCGGTGCGGTTCTTCAACTGCGCATCAAGGTAAATCCCTGGCAGATCGCGCACAGGTTTGAAGCCAGACAGGACGTAATCCATCGGGCTTTGTAGAACCGGCTTAGGCCGGTATTTGCTGCGCTTTCTCATGTGCTGCACGCTACCAGGGCGGCTACAGACGCCGTGGCTACCAAGGCCACATAGCCCCAGGTGCCCGCCGTGACCCGTGGTCCGTGTTTCTTGAGCAGCGCACTTTGAATGCGTTCCTCTCCGTGAGACAGGACGCGTGGGCGGGGTTCGCAGGCCACGCCAATCAACACCTTACCGGTGTTGAAATACTTGCCCTTACTGGCAAGTTCTTTGAAGACCTTGTCAGTCCTCTGGGTAGGTAATTCAGTCATTGCACTCTTTCTGCTTTCTGTGGAGACGGGTTGATCTTAGCACAACTAATTGCCCTGTCAACAACTCAACTTTATTCTCTGTCTCTATCCATGCTTCACGCCACAGTCGTTGGTCTTCAATGCGTTGTGCAGCCGCTTCAAGGAGGTCTTCTATCGCTGGATAGACACCCTTGATTGCGCGCAGTTCTTCGGTCAGTTTCATGGCTCATAGTTCTCCGCAATCTCATCCTCAAGCAGCATGATCTGTTCCTCGGAGAAGCTCTTGGTGATGTCTACCTGGCGGGGCTTACCGCTGGGTCCCACGATAGTTAGCAACACCTTGGTGATGTCCAGCTGCGCGGGCAACTCGGTGTCTTCTACCATCATTGGAGGAAGCACTTCAAAAGTGAGTTCTACGGGGAACGTCATCTCGGTTTGGTATTTCATCGGGGGCTTTCTGTTTGGCTTTTTCTTTGTTGGCAGCAATGCGCTGCAGCGTGAGCGACTCTTGATAGGCGTGATCAAAAGCGGGCAGGATGATGCTGTACATGTAGTTGCCCATACCGACCTTGTAAAAGGCAGCAACTTCCTTGAGCATGTAGTACGCCTCCTCGGGCAAGGAGACGCTGATCCAGCGCTTTCCCTCACGCTTGGATGGGGATGCTCGAACCTTGTCGTAGTTGTCTTTTTTGGGCCTACCATTCTTCTTTGGTCGACCTCGTTTGCGTGCGGCTATGCGCACCGACTGACGTGCGTATGGCTCTGGGTGAGCAGGCACAATCTGTTCTCTAATTTTTGGTAGTCCTACCATCAAATTCTCCTTTCTTTTTGGACCTAGCAGTGTATCGGAAAAAATGGGCTGGGAGCAAGCCCCCAGCCCAAAGTCGTTTCCATGAAGAAAGGGGCAACTGCAATTCGCCCCAACTCAATTATGCAGCGGAACCCCAGTTTGGTCCAGTCTCCACATCAACGCGGGACGGCACTTCCAGGGTTACGGCCGTGGCCATAAGGTTGGCCGCCTCGCGCGCCTCTTCCTTGTTTCTCACGGACAGGGCAATCTCGTCGTGCACCTGCAAGAGCAGGTTGAATCCGGCCTTGTGCAACGCCACCATGCCTGCCTTGGTCTGGTCTGCGGCCGAGCCCTGGATCAAACGATTCAAGCCCTTGTAGGTACCCGCGCGCTTGATCCGTGAGCCGTAGGCAATGACTGCCTGCTCGTGCGGCAGCGCCTTGTTGACGCCCCACTCCATTGGCTCCCACAGCGGGAAGCGGCACTTGCGCCCCAGCAGCGTGCGAATGGACCCGCCGGAGGACGGGTGCTCAATGCGCTTCATGACGGCGTCCACGGTGCCCTTCAGGAACGGAACCTTACTGTGGAACGTGGCGATCAGATCACTGGCCTCGTCAACGGGCAGGTCCAGCTGCTGCGCAAGCTTGGCCTTGCCCATGCCGTACATCAGCCCCAGGCCGATCGTCTTGGCAGCCTTGCGCTTGATGCCTGCCATGTCGGCGACCATCTGGTGGAAGTCCGTGTCAGGGTTGTCGCGGTAGGCCTGAGCCATCTTCTCCGCCCCGGGCAAGCCCAGGAGGGTGGCGTAGTGCACCAAGAGGCGCGGCTCTTGTGAGCTGAAGTCATTGGCGGCCCACATGTCGCCGTCCTCTGGCAGGAACAGGCCTCGCACCATGGGC